TGTCGCTCCATTAGTTGGTGTAGATGCTGGAGCGCTCCAGTTAGCTGCGTTAGCTGGTGGTGGTGCTGCATTAGCAGTCATCAAGACATACGCTAAAAAACAAATTAGTAGTTAGTAATAATGCCTAAAGGTAACGAAGAATTATATCATAAAGCATCCAATCAATGGACTGTTAGAGGTATGCCTGGACGTGAAAAGAAATCTCGTACTACATCTCTTATGCATCAACGTGAAAAAGCTTTAAATAGTAGAGATTATTGGAAAGCTCAATCAATACGTTCTGCTAAATTAGGTGAGTATAGTTTCCAAGCATTAGCTAGTCATAGGTCTAGTAAAGCTGGTAAAAGATATGACAAACTTGGTAGAACTTTAAGTAATATCAGTGCAGGTTACGAGAAGTTAGTTAAAACTTATCCCAATAGATTATCTGATAAGTAATATTTACACTCTCTCAGCCATTTAAAGCTGTTTTAAGACCTAGTTTTTTCTTTTGTGCAGTCCTTATCCATATACTGTAAAGTATTGTCCTGAAGGTAAGTCCCATGTAGATAATATATCACTCCATCTACATTCTCCTTTAGTTTCATCTACTCCACCTTCGTATATTGCATTAGATATATACATAAATAGTTGAGTACTACACTTACCATTTACCTTACCAATACCACAATCAGCCATATCTATTAATTGTATTAGATATCTTAAGGTATTATCTGTAACTTTCCCTACATCTTTAGCAGTACTAGGTCTCATTAGATTATCTGGTGATTGTTTATTTAATCCTACAGTTACTCTTCTAGGTGCTAGTTGTGCTTCATTATTTTGTAATGATTCTAAATTATGTGTACTACTTATCTTAATTTCTTTAGTATCTTTATCTAATTCATAAGATACCCATACTTCATTACCATTTTTATTAATACCAAGGAATCTTTTACCACCAAAAGTAGTTCTATCCTCTGCATTATCTTTAAATTCTTTTAACTTCTGATGCCATTTAGCATTAGATTCGTCAGACGTCATAGCATTTGCTTCCTTACTTGATGAAAACGCTGTATTAATACTCATTCTTCCTCCTTCATAGGTTCTAAATCACCTAATTGTTCATTGTAATCTTTTACAAATTTATCCATTAACCACTTTAATCTACCCATATCAGGTGGTATGTTCATCTCTGTACTACCACATGCTTCTATAAGCTTCTTTGCCCAAGCTTTTATATATTGTGGATGTTGAAATATATTAGTATCAACGATACTTTTTGTTTTATTAAACTTAATCTTCTTCAATTAAATCAATCTCCTTTAATACACTTTCTTCGCACTCCGTACATAAATCCGCTGGAACATCTAATACCATACATTTGTTACACATTTTACAAATTATATTGTATAGATTTTCTAGTTTCTTATCTCTTTTCATCTGTCTTCAATAGATAAAAATTCATTATCATTTCCTTTCCAACAATGTTTACTACTATTCCAATGATACCAACCATCATTATATATTAACCAAGCAGCTACCCTTGTCGATACTTCTGCATTGGTTCTATCACTTATTATATTTAGTTTAGGACTTAACCATTCCCAGGTATTGTCATTAAACTGCCAAAGACCTACGTCTTCTGTCCCGTCTTTATTACGTCCAATTGCTGTGCTTTTTCCTGTACTTTCACAGTAAATTATACGTAATGCTTTACCTATATCTTCTTCTTTAAAAGATTTAGATACAAGTGGATACCATTTAGATACTACTTCTATCTGTACTTCCTGTACCCTACATTCTTTATAAGATGCTAGGCTATCCTGCGTTAACAGGAATGGTATTAAGCAACTTACTGCTATAGATAAGATGCTGTACCTGACGGTAGCTCTTCACAGTAGTAGAGATTATGTCCTTTTTTAGTTCCCTTTACAGTAACTATTTTATATCCTTCTTTACGTAGGTTATGTATTATTCCGCCAAATCTATGGCTTCCTAGTTCTACTACCATCTCCCAATTAGTTATAGCTTTCCAGTCATCTTCTATGTATGTCTGTTCTAATGCCCATGCTATCAATTGAGTCTTATTTCTTATGTGTTCAGGTACTTTCTTGCCTCTAAAGTAATCTGGTATCATAATATTCCTTTCTATTCTTTATCTAATCCCCACTCTGCTGGTATATCACTGTTATCTATCCACCATGACTTACGCCATTTGCCTGAGTGACCACCACATGTAACTGGGTCGTTGGTTGAACATACAAAGTCTGGACTTTTCTCAGACTTCTTGTTATTTCTATTATCGTATACCATCTGTTGACAGTATGGACACTTAAGGTCATCACGATATCTGTTTTGTTCTTCCATATTCTTTACTATTCCTCCTAACATATCACCACTTCCTTGTAGACCGTCAGTGATATCTTCTGTTTCTATACCTAAACTACTAAGTTTTTCTGTTAATTTCATCTCATCAAACTCAGCTTGAGTAAATTCTTCAGGTATTTCTGCCATTTTCTCTATAAAAGAAAAATAAGTATCTACTTGTTCATCTGTCCATTGTTCTTTATTAGGTGGAAATTTCTTAAGTTTCACATATTCATTAGCAGTACCTAAAACTCTGTTAAGAGTTTCTTTACTACTGATATTCTTACAAATATTAGTAATAGTTTGTGCTATGAATTCTACGTCTTGACTCATGAATCTAAAATACTATCCATGATAGTATTCATCTTTTCTTTGTCTTCAGCTGATACTTTATTTTCTTTTCTACGCATATCTACTTTATTTACTTCAACCTTAGCATCCTTATCAGCCATATCTTGTGTATAGCCATCAGGTGCTACTGCTGTAGCCTCTTCTTCAGTCTGTTTACTCCCAGACCAAAGCTCTACTCCTAGACCAAATCTCATACATGCTCTCTTGAATGCATCAGACTCTGCGTCTTTAAGGTTAGACCCATCATTGAACTTAGAGTTAGATAACTTAAAAGTATCTACATCCCCGAATCCATCAAATGAACCCATACCTTCTATAGTAATGGTACCTTTAGCACCTACTATTCTCTTTTCC